TGAGAGATCACTCAATTTTTTATCGTCAACTTCTTGCATACTTCATAAATTAAGTAGTATATTTGCATCCGTAATAGTAGCAGTATTACCACATAAATTGATTAAACATCCTACTTGGAGTTTATATATAGAAATCCGTAAATAGCTGCTACCTATTTGCGGATTTTCTTTTTCTCCACATTGTGTAATCGGCGGTAGGCCGCATAGCGGAGAGACAGAGGGTTACACTCTTACAACTCAATACTGCGAAGGGCGTGCGATATTGAGAGGCAAACGAAACCGGGATGCCTGCACAGCTACAAGTAAGCGAAAAATCCGGGAAGTCGGGTAACTTGTTAATGCCCGGCCAGCTAAGAACGGCGTACTTATACGAACGAGACATTTCTTATGCTGCATATAGCAAAAACGGGAAACCGTCTAAGGGCTAACTATGCAGCAATCCAGCACCTTACCGAATGAGATCGTCTTTTACTTCTTCAATTATTACAATACTAATAGAACGACATTACTTTTTTTTCAGAAAGCTTTCTTTTTACGCAAACCTCACTTGTATAACATTTTATAAACCAACAACTTACATTAAAACATGTTTTATAACATACGAAATACTACAAATTTTAAGAAGTATTTTATTGTACTTCTGAAAATATGAAGTATATTTGCAACGTCAAACAAACAAAGAGTGTAAGTTTGAACAACAAGAAAGCTGGCGACTTCAAAAGCCACTTACTACATATCTCATTGGCAAATGTAGTTGTTAGCTTTCTTTTATGCAAATTTTTTGTGGAAAATTTAAGTATAAAATAGAAAATAATATGAAAGTAACAAAGAAAGATATTCTAAGCATTAAAGCTGGTTCTTCCAAAGTAATGCAGCTGGATTCTTACAAGGATTGCGTCAATGCAAGAAGCTACGCCTATCAATTAGCTTTTACTGATCCCCGTGAAGACGTTGAAAGATATTCAATATCCATCGACAAAGATAAAAATCAGATAACCATCGAAGCGATAAAGAAATGAACCGTTCAGATGCCAAAATGATTGCAGAAGAACTGCACAAGTTTATTCGCAATGATGTGAGAAAGGCTGTAACTGAAATGGCGACTGCTGAAACCGAAGAGTATTTGAATGCCAAACAAGCTGCTGTATTTCTCGGATGGAAGTTGCAAACCTTATACAATCGAATACATGATATTCCTCACACCAAAAATGGCAAGAGTCTCATTTTTACCAAATCAGCTTTGAGAAAATTCATGGAAAGAAAATAATCCCGGACGGATTTGGCCGTCTTTCCGGGAACTAACAAAACGTTCTTTGACATATTGTATAGTCTGAACAAATAAAGACTTAAAACAAGGTTTACTGCTTATCTAAAGGGCGAAATAGACCGACAAAGTAGCCAAAGCGGATTAGTGAAAAGAGTGTGAATACGGACTGCCAATAAGAAGATGCAGCACACGAATCACTAAGTTATCAAAAACAACTTATATTATGACAAAGTAAACGTAGGGCGTTTATAAATACATTCTTAACTGAATAGATACTTTAAATGATATATATACCCGTGCTTCGCAAGAAGCGGTCACCGCTAAAAAGCTACGGCCAACAATCCATCGGAACGCGGACGGGAACACATTTTAAATGCTAAAAGTATGAAAGGATTTACAGAAATGACCGATCAAGAGATTCTTGCGTTAACGGAGGAAGATGTACAGAAATTGATTAAACTCCGCATGATGGAGGAAGGTATCAAAATCATGGATAAACCCAAAATTCCCGAATTATTTGAAATTGAGCCTGCTGATATTCAGTACTTCTCAATTCCGCTTTTGGATGGTTTTGCGTTTACTGACATTAATGAAGCGACTAAGGTTGCTGAAATTCTGAAAAGCGCGAAGTCATTGCGAAAGGTTGATTACGATTGGAATAAACTTGGGAGTGATTACAAGTTCCTTAAAAAGAGTGAGAAATACAAGTTTAATGGGAACTCTGATTTTGACATCATTTCAGGATGGGCTTATTCGGATGAACTATATGCTAAGATTTCAAACTTTGCCGCACAGAACAAGGTTATGAAAGAACAAGCAGCAAAAGACCAAAAGGAATATGACGAAAAGATGCAAGAAGCGTCCGGCATCATCTCGGAGATAAGCGGATGGGTTAAGGAGGTCAAAGTTAAGTATGAGCGATTGAATAGGCTTACTTACAAATTCGCTACTGACTATTATCCCCTTTCCGATCACAATGAGGATATGGCAATGA